TCTAGGATCAATCATTGTAAGGATTTTATCTGGACCTCTCGGAGCTATTCCAGAAGCAGCATATCTAACATTTGGGGATCTACCTTTTTATATAAATATGTTTTTTAATACATTCATAGCGACTAGGAATAAACCGAAAGCAATAACCATATAGAGGTAATTATTATGGCAATGAAAAAAGTAATAGAATTACATCCACTAGGTGGAACTGTAGTTAAACTTAAACATGTTGATGGTGTTGAGCCTAAAAAACTTAGCAAAAATCAACGCAAGAAATTATTAAAGGGTTATTATTCAAAAGAGAAACATTCTCAATTGATAAGTTCTATAATGCATGGTAAGTTCTATAATAGAAAATCTAACAATAAGAATGGATTATTACCTAGTCAATATGGATATGTTAGAAAATCAGTTTATAAATTAAACCCCGAAATTCTAGCCCATATGATTAGAGAGCAAGAAAAAAGAATAGCAATATAATCCCTAGTAGTTAGGCAGTACTACTTAAAAAAACTGCCACATTTTTTATAGAAAAAATTTAAAACTTTTTTTATAAAAAGTGTTGACAACTTCAAAAAGTTGTGAAACAATAGATTTAATTAGTTGATTAGAGGATATCGAAAAACTAAAAAAAATAAAATAAAAGTATTGACAATGTTTTTATTTTATGAAACAATAGATTTAATTAGTTGATTAGAGGATATCGAAAAACTAAAAAAATAAAAATATTGTTAGAGGGTTGATAGGGAAATTTACAATTAATGAACTATCCAAAGTATAAAGCCTAGATTAAATTTGGGGTATCTTTGCTAACCCAATTGTCAACGATATTTTATGAATGCTGAGCAATCATTCAAAACTGCTCACTTTATTTAAATAACATAGAGGTATTATTTATGACACAAAATAAATTTTTAATGTTATGTGAAAAATATTTTATTGATGTTGGCGTAGCTCTTGAGAATGAAGCTTTAAAAGAAGCTTTACTAAAAAGAGATGATGAGCTAGTAGAAAAAATATTGATAGAAGATTTTTAATAACTTTAGGTTAAAGTCTCATTACCTATTGAAAACATGAGACACATTGAGAGGGCTATTATGTTAAGCATAAAAACTTTTGAAGATAGATACAACAATAACAAAAAATTTCATCATGTAAATTTGATGGGGTTGAAGTTTAGAGTTGCTAACAATAAACGAAGTAAGAGAAAATCTAACAAGATTTTTTATTCTACTGATAGAGGATTAGTATTTAATCTTTTACCTAGTAGATACCTTTGTTTAATAACTAAGTAAACTTGACAAGGCTATGCAAATTGTGTAGCCTTGTTATTTTTAGAGGGCTAATATATGAAAGTAATATATAAAAATAAAACTTATAAATCGTATCAAGATTTATTCAATAAAGAATATGAGAATAAACCTATTACACTTTTAACAAATGGTGAGAGTAATTCCAAATTAAAAAAAGGTATTACTAAAAAAATGAGTGTAAAGATTATGCATTTATTACCACATAATGAAGCAGATGAATTAATGGAACGACCAGTTAAAAGAACTTTATGTGCATATGCAATAGCAGGTAATTGTTGGAAAACTTGTTTAAATACTGCTGGACGTGGTGGTATCACTAAAAAGGGTGAGACAACTAATTCTATACAGTTAGCAAGACTAAGGAGAACTTTATTTTATTGGGATAATAGACAAGGGTTTCTTACACAACTGCACAAAGAGATACAAAAATTTGTAACTAAGTGTGAGAAAAACAACATCAAGCCTTGTATCAGATTAAATGGCACAAGTGATGTACAATGGGAGTATGAACTACACGAGGGTAAGAATATGTTTGAACACTTTCCAGAAGTGCAGTTCTATGATTATACTAAGATACCTACAAGAAAAGTATCTGAATATAAAAACTATCATTTAACATGGAGTTATAGCGAAGCAAATGACAAATATGCTAAACTGTTTGACAAAGTACCTTATAACAAAGCAGTAGTCTTTAGAGATAAAGAACTGCCGAATATGTTTAAAGGACTTAAAGTAATAGATGGAGATAAAACAGATATGAGATTCCTAGATGAATCAAATGTCGTAGTAGGATTAAAGGCAAAGGGCAAAGCTAGAAAAGATTATACAGGCTTTGTGATTGATGCAGTACAAATATAGGAGGACTTATGAAAATTAAAGTTAAAAATATAAAAGCTATAACTAACAATATAAAACTTGAAAGCATACATTGTGCATTACAAGAACTACAACAGGAGTTTAATATTCCTGATGACCATGAACATTTAGAAAATGCTTATAAATTTACAGAAGATTTAAGAGAAGATTATTTTAAGGAGGTATAATGAATATGCATTGGACAGAGAGAAAAGAGCCACAAGCAACATTAAAAGATAACGCTACTTTCAAAGAAGTAAAACAATATTTACAAGACTTGAAAAATGAGGGACATGGTTGGCTATCAAGTGAAATGAGAAAGCGTATCAAGTGGGATATTGGTTTAACTAATTTAACAAAGAAGGAGTTAGATAGATTATGAGTAACTTTTTAAATGTACCCACGTATTTAAAAGTAAATTGGTACGAGGAAAAATTAGATGATTTTTATGAAACTGATAAAGATAACAATGGATATGTGCATGGTATATATTACTATGAAGATATAGAAAATAATATCTTTCCAGAAAGTCTTGAATGGTTTAAGACTGAGCAAGAAAGAGATGAGATATTTAACAAGCTACAAAGTTAAATATAAAAACCACTTATAATGAGGAGATGATATAATGAGTAACAAAATAAATGACGAGACACTAGAACGACTCTATGAAGATGCGATAGCTGATGATGAGAGAGGACTGTTAGAAGTCAAAATAAAAGACATGGTCTTGAGGTATGGTTTACATGCTGATGACGATAGAGACGAGATACTGCAATTAATTGCAGAAGATGAATTTTATGAGCAATTTACATAGGAGGTAATATGTACATAGAAATACATGATGAGATTAAAAAAGAAGTTAGATTAATCATAGAAGATGCTTTACAATATGGAGAGCATGGAGATTATAGAAAACTTATAACGACAGCTAAAGATGTAAAAGAATTAAAAGTTATTTTACATGGTATAGTAGATAGTTTATTGTCAATATAGGAGTATACATGGACGAACTAGAAAAAATGATAGATGATTTAATTGATAATCACTACAGGGTACAACATCTCATAGGCACAGAAGCAGATGAGAGTGAGTATCTTGCAGACATAAGTGAGGAAGATGATGATAGTTGATACAAAAGAAGAATTAAATGAATGGTGGCTAGAGGAATTTGGTATTGATGTAGATGCTAGTAAGTATGTTGAGATAAGAGTTCCGGCTAAGACATATGCTATGCTAGTACAGATTGGTATTTTTAATATTCATGGTAAGGGAATAAGTGATTGGGCTAGTAAGGTTGGTGTTGAAGCTATTAATATTAGAACAGATTTCTCAGTAAATATGTTGTTGAGAGATTTCCAAGCTGTAAAAATGGCAGTTATGTTAAGGAAATATCCTTTTGATAGAGGATACCTACAACAAGCAACCAAAATAAGGCGTAATATTTTACAACATCTAAGAGCATTTAACCCTATATATGCTGAAGAATTAAAAAGTAAATTATTTAAAAGGAGAGTAGCATGAACAGAACATTATACAAAAAACTAGAGGACATATGTGCAAGAGAATATATCCTAAGTAAATTATCAGCAACTAAGTTTAGAACATTTGTTGACTTTCTTTATGATGACATAAGAACATGGGATAAACCAATGGAAGTATCAGAGGTTGATATTATACATAGGATAGAAGAGCATATGAGCTACATGGTGAGCAGTTATCTTAACAAGCCATATGAGAGTACCAGTAGGAACGAACAAGCTCTTAGAGGAGCTTAGAATTGGTCACTATTTTATTTGGAATTTTAATTATTTATGATTTATTTAAGTGAAATGTATTGACTTTTATAATTTTTTATGATACAATCTTTATAACTTTTTAAACATAAACAAAATTAATAATTAATTATATTAATATTTTATAATAGGATATAACATTATGAAAATAAGAAGAATAGATATGTATATAATGAATAGATATAAAAATTATTGTGATGAAGCTTTAAGATATAAAGAGTTTCAAAAGACTTTTCAAGCTTGGAAAGAGGATAACATTATAGAACTTGTAAAGGAATACAAAGACTATAGGAGGTTAGATAGATATGGCAGTCAAGTCTAAAGCATTCTCATCAACTCATACATCAGCTACTGGTGTTAGAGGTAAGAGAACAAGTCAAGGTAGAGGGAATGTTGGCTACTCTACCATGAATAAAAATAGAAAAGCTAACCATAAAAAATATAGAGGGCAAGGAAAATGACAGTACAAGATTTAATAGATAATCTAAACACTATCACTGATAAGACTTTAAATGTTCGTGTGTTAGAAAACAATCCCAGTAACTCTGATTATAATTTAACAAATTATTGGATAGATAGAATTGAAGTTGCTAACACAGGACAAAGTGGGTATGAGCTTCATGGAGAAGTAATTTTAATAGGAGAAGAATAATGAAAACTAAAATATTAAAAAACAAAGTGACTATTGACATGAGTGTTAGTGAGTACGACACTTTATTTAAATACATAGGTAAACTTGATAGCATCTTAAACACTTTACACGAGACTAATGATTTATGGTTATCTGATATTCATAATTTAAGCAGTCTTAAATATGAGTTAGTAGAAATGTTAGATGCAGAATGGAATACAGATACTTATAGATATATAAAGAGAGGTAGTAAATGATAGGTGAAATAATAGGACTAGGATTTGTAACAGTGTTTATGTTATTTTGTTTAATAGGTGTTACATTTTTAATAGCAGACAGACACTATGACAAGAAAAGAAAAGACAACTGATTGGTACTTGAAATGGGTTGCAAGTTGTTTTATAATACTAGCAATTTGTTTTAGGACGATACCTGATTTGAAAGAAGTAGATTTAATACTAAGTTTTATAGGTTGTTTTCTATGGACTCTAGTAGGTTTAATGTGGAACGACAGAGCCTTGATAGTATTAAATGCAGTAGCAACTTTTGTATTACTAACAGGCATAATTAAATTATTTATTTAGGAGGTAACATGAGTAATTTTTATTGGCAAGAAGATAATTGGACTGATTTAGAATTAGAAGATGGTATGAAAGTTGATGTTAATTTTTGGACAGATGATAAATCTGGAAGACAATACATAGCTTTTTACCCTACCTTTACAAATCATAAAGGTTGGAAAGAAACTAATGCTACAACACCCATAGCAAAGTATAGAGTTATTGAGGAAAAATTATGAACATATTTTATTTTGATGAGTGTCCAGTCAAGTCAGCAGAAGCACAGCCAGATAAGATGCTAGTGAAAATGCCACTTGAAACAGCACAAATGTTATGTACAGCTCATAGAGAACTTGATGGTGATGAGTATGCAGATAGTGTAGGACTTTACAAACGTGCATATTGGAATCATCCATGCACAGTTTGGACTAGACAATCAAAAGGTAATTATGAATGGTTGTATGTTCACTTCTTAGCATTAGGTATGGAATACACTTATAGATATGGTAAACAACATGCAAGTATTACTAAGTTAGCTAAACCTTTAATGACATTACCAAAGAATATACATCAAGGAGACATGACACCACTTGCACAGGCTATGCCTGATGAATATAAAAATGATGACCCTATTGTAGCATACAGAGATTATGTTATTCATGAAAAACATTATGCACAGTGGAACAAGAACAGGGAGAGACCTATATGGTGGACATAAAAAAAGATATGATAAAGTTTAGTACAGATAAAGAACTAAGCAAGAACGAATATAGAAACTGGACAAACTTTGTAGAGCAACATAATCACGATAATCCTAACGACCAAATATGTTATGAAGTTGTATGGAAAGATGATGTTTATAATGTAAAAATTATAGAATTAGGTGTTGACAGGAAGGAATAGTTGTGGTATAATAGCACCTTATTCTAGTATGCTGTAGGGTGTAGCCCTCAACTAACCTTCCTGAACCTGAAGGCATACTGTTTAAGTCGGTGGTTGGGCGAGTGGCTCGGGTGTACGACTTAAAATATTATCACCAAAAAACTGTGGCTAGGAGTGAGCCTTTGTAAAAGCCTTGCTTTCTATTATAAATCCTAGATTAAATTCGGGGACATAGAAACAATAAGGTTAAGGATAAAACACGAATGAGAACTAAACCACCACGTGACTAGCCACCCTTTTAACTGGAGGGTTATATGAATCTTTATTTTAAATCAACAACATTAGACAAGCAGATAGGTTGGACATGGAAAGACATGGACAAAGCCTACTGGGATACTTGGATACCTAAGAAGTCTGATATTCAAATCATTACAAGACTTAACAAAGAGCAAAAGAAACAAGTACTGGATGAACTCTGGGAAGATTTGCAAAGTGCTATACAATTTACACGAGATAGAAACAATGCAAGAAGAAGACAGAAAAGGCTTGACAAAAATAATCAAACGTGATATAATTACACAACTTAATACAACCTAAAAGGAGGAATTTTATGTATGAGTATGTAAAAGGGAAGGCAATGTATGCCAACATTACCAGTCCTAACACGAGGTTTGAACCTCACAAATATGGCATAACTGTTCTTACTGATTCTGATACAGCTACTAAGCTTGAAGACTTAGGACTGAATCAAGTTAGAACTAGAACAGGTGAACTGAAGTATGAAGAACCTGCTTTTACTTTTAGTAAGAGAGCATCAAGGAATGATGGGTCAGCTAATCCTGCACCTAAGTTAGTAGATGCTGATGGTAATCCTATGGATGTTGCAATTGGTAATGGTTCAGAAGTGACTGTTAAAATAAAACCATATAAAAATAATTATGGTAGGTTTGCAGAACTTATGGCTGTTAAGGTAGATAATTTAATTGAATATACTGAACAAGATTCAGACAACGAGGAATTTTAATATGATTATTACTATTAAAAATGATGATGGTGAATCAGTCTATGATGTTTCAAAGATTGAAGATGAGCAAAAAAGAAATGGTGCTAACATATCTATCAGTAAGATAGGTACGTTAAACGTCATGGTAGAAGCTTTAAACTTTGCTTCACAAGGACATCAGAATAATCTTGAAGCTGTGCTAAAGGATAGTCCTGAAGCTATAGTTGAACAAGAAGAAACTGAGACTGAAGAAACTACAGAAGAAACTTCAGACGAATCTTAATTCATAGTGAGGGCTAACATGGATAAAACTTGGGATAAGTTACATCAACCTTGTCCACTTTGTAACAGTAGTGATGCTGTTGGAATCAATGCAGATGATTCAGCAAAGTGTTTCAGTTGTGGAGAGTTTATGCCTAGCTATACTAAAGCATGTGGAGGACAGGATATGCAATCAACTACAACACAAACCAAACAACCTGATATGGTAGATGAAGGAAAGTTTTCAGCATTAACTGATAGAAAAATTTCTGTGCAGACTGCTCAAAAGTATGGAGTGAAATGTGTACACGACTTACAAGGTAATGTCGTTAAACATTTTTATCCTTACTATAATGGACACGAACTTTCAGCTACTAAAATTAGAAATTGTAAAGACAAAGACTTCTATGTCTCTGGTAGTTACAATGATACAGGTTTGTTTGGTCAACAACTTTTCAAGAGTGGTAAGTACGTTACCATTACTGAAGGTGAGTGTGATGCTATGGCTGCTTATGAACTGCTTGGTTCTAAGTGGGCTGTAGTATCTATTAAACGTGGTGCTAATGGTGCAGTAAGAGACATCAAGGAAAGCTTAGAGTTCTTTGATGACTTTGAAAACGTCATCATTGCATTTGATAAAGATAAAGCAGGACAAGAAGCGAGTATCAAAGTTGCTAGACTTTTCAAGCCGGGAAAAGCAAGGATAGTTACCCTTCCTAACGGTTGGAAAGACCCTAACGACATGCTAAGAAACAACAAACATAAAGAATTTGTTGAAGCTTGGTGGGCTAGTAAAGTTTATACACCTTCTGGTGTTATAAATGTCTCTGAACAACGTGAGAAGTTCCACAATCGTGAGAGAAAAGAAAGTGTACCTTACCCTTATGAAGGACTTAACAAGAAGTTGTATGGTCTTAGACAAGGTGAACTTGTAACTCTTACAGGTGGTACAGGACTTGGAAAGTCTAGTGTCACACGTGAACTTGAACATCATCTTATCAAGAACACTAAAGATAATGTAGGTATCATTGCATTAGAAGAAGATTGGAGAAGAACTATTGATGGTATCTTATCTATTGAAGCTAATGCTAGATTGTATGTGGACCAAATCAGAGATAGATTTAGTAAAGAAGAACTAGATAAATTCTTTGATATACTTTATGATGGTGAGAACAAGAATAGAGTATGGGTGCATTCCCACTTTGGAACCAATGACATTGATGATATCTTTACCAAACTTAGATTCATGATTATAGGTTGTGATTGTAAGTGGGTAGTCGTTGACCATCTACACATGTTAGTTAGTGCTGTACATGAGGGAGATGAGAGACGTGCTATTGATTCAATCATGACTAGGCTTAGAAGTTTGGTAGAAGAAACAGGTGCAGGAATCATTTTGGTTTCACACTTGAGACGTGTTGATGGTAACAAAGGACATGAGAACGGTATTGAAGTATCACTATCTCATCTAAGAGGTTCAAATAGTATTGGACAACTTAGTGATTGTGTGATAGCATTAGAACGTAATCAACAATCAGATGACCCTGATGAAGCTAGAACAACAAGAATGCGTATACTTAAATCAAGATACACAGGTGATGTTGGTATGGCTTGTAGGGTTATATATGATGCAGAAACTGGGAGACTATCTGAACTAACAGATGAGGATATTACTTTTGATGATAGTTTAGACGAGGCATTTTAATTATGGATTTAGTATTTGACATAGAAACTGATGACCTTAAAGCCACTAAGATACATTGTCTTGTAGCTCAAGATGCAAACTCTGGAGAGATATTTAAGTTTCCTCCAAGCAACTTGCAAGAAGGCTATGAACTTTTATCTAAAGCAGATAGATTAATAGGTCATAACATTATAGGATTCGATATTCCTATGGTAGAAAAGTTTGGTGGTATAAAGCTTAGAGACAAAGAAGTTATAGATACTCTTGTTCTTTCTAGACTATTCAATCCTACTAGAGAGGGTGGTCATAGTCTTGAGAAGTGGGGATATAAACTTGGTCTATCTAAAATAAACTTTGAAGACTACCTAAATTATTCTACAGAAATGTTAGACTATTGTGTTCGTGATGTTCAGTTAAATACTCTTGTCTATAAATCACTTCGTAATGAGTCAAAAGGTTTTAGTAAACAATCTATTGAACTTGAACAAGACGTTGCAAGAATAATTAAACAACAAGAAGAAAATGGTTTCATGTTTGACATGGAATCTGCATTAGTATTACTTGCAGAACTTAGAGAAAAGTCTCAACAGATTGAAGATGAAGTTCATAATACTTTTAAACCTAAGTGGGTAGATGATAAATTAGTTACACCTTACATCAAGAAAGATGGTAACTTATCTAAACGTGGACTTACTGATGATGAGTATCAGAGATGTATAGATACTAATAACTTTGAGCCTTTCATGAGAAAGACTTTACAAGAGTTTAATCTTGGTAGTCGTAAACAGATTGGTGAATATCTTGTAGACTTTGGTTGGAAACCTGAAAGATTTACTCCTACAGGTCAGCCTATTGTTGATGAGAAAACATTATCAGAGGTTACTCATATCCGTGAAGCTAAACTTATAGCAGACTTTTTATTAATACAAAAACGTATAGCTCAAGTTGATTCTTGGGTTGAATCAGTCCAAGAGGATGGACGTGTGCATGGTTTTGTTATACCTAATGGTGCTATCACCGGTAGAATGACACACAGAAGTCCTAACATGGCACAAGTACCTTCAGTTCATAGTCCTTATGGTCCAGAATGTAGAGCATGTTGGATTGTTGATGAAGGTAATGTATTACTTGGAGTTGATGCTAGTGGTTTAGAGTTAAGAATGTTAGCCCACTATATGAATGATGAGAACTATATCAAGGAGATTTTAGATGGAGATATACACACAGCTAATCAAAGAGCTGCACAACTTAAATCAAGAAATCAGGCGAAGACATTCATCTATGCCCTCATGTACGGAGCAGGAGATGAAAAGCTTGGAAAAGTGGTTGAAGGAAGTACAGCAGATGGTAAACGAGCTAGAGAACATTTCTTCGATAATAACCCTGCATTTAAATCACTTAGAGACAGGGTACAAAGAGCAGCTTCAAAGAAATATCTCAAAGGTTTAGATGGTAGAAAACTTTACATACGTAATGCTCATTCTGCATTGAACACTTTACTTCAAGGAGCAGGTGCGATAGTCATGAAGAAAGCATTATCAATACTTGATGATGTCTTACAACTAAATGCAGTACCTTATAAGTTTGTTGCTAACATCCATGATGAGTGGCAACTAGAAGTACCTAAAGATAAAGCTGATTTTATTGGTCAGTTTGCTGTTGATAGTATTATAAAAGCAGGAGAACATTTTAATCTTAGATGTCCTCTTGATGGTGAATACAAGATAGGAGGTAACTGGAGTGAGACTCATTAATAAAAATAATTTAATTAAAAGATGCACTATATGTTTTACCGATTTAACACCTAAAGAAGTAGGTTCAGATATTGGAAATTGTTATATTTCAAATTATAAAAACAAAATTTATAAATGTAACACTTGTTTTGTTAAGTATACTAATTCAAAAAAAATTAAGTGGAGGAAAGAAAAAACAGTAGGTTCTCCTAAACATTTAAGTGATTTAGTAGAGGGAGCAAGAGAAAGAGCAAGAAAAAATAACTTACCTTTTAATTTAAAAGTAAAAGACTTAAGAAAAATAATCACACCTTATTGTCCTGTATTTGGTTTTAAATTTGAAATTAATAAAAAAGATGTAGACAATAGTTGGAAAAATTCACCAACATTAGATAGAATTATTCCTAAAAAAGGTTATGTAAAAAATAATATTATAATTGTTTCTATGTTAGCAAATACAATTAAATCTTGTGCTACTCCAGAACAAATATTTAAAGTTGGTAATTTTTTTAATCAACTATACAAAGAAAAAGGAATTAAAGATGAAGCAAAATAGTAAACATTGTGATAGTAGAAAAGGAGACATGGCTGAATACTACGCTGTAACTTGGTTATGGGATAATGGTTATGAGGTTTTTAAAAACTGTGGGTGTACAGGACTTGCTGATTTGATTGCTCTTAAAGATGGACAAACAACTTTGATTGATGTTAAAACTGCACAGCCTCAACTACATAAAAAAACAGGTAACAACTTTACAAAATGTTGTAGTAGAACTCCAGAGCAAATAGAAGCAGGAGTACAACTGTTACAATTTAATTCTGTAGAT